CTGCAATCCGATGCTCTACACCATTTGCATCAACCTCTGTGCCAGTGTAGTCAGGTCGCTTTTCATTGTCCCCCTTGTCGTTCTTAAATAAAACCCATGTGTTCTTGTTATCAAATTCTTGTGCCATCTTTACTTCTCCTTATCAAAGTTTTTTAAAATTGTTACAATTGTTTGGTGCATATCACAAGTGTCTAATGAAACATGCCTTTCCCCTTCCCTGTCAATAATCAGCCATCCATTTTTAGCATCGTATATTTCAAGAATTGGAACATCATCATCATGGTCTGACATTGACAGTCCTTTCATTTATTTCTCCTTTGATTAAAATTAAACTCTTGTGCCATGTTACTTTCTCCTAGTTAAATAAACGTACTCTGCCTTGCTGTGAAAGTTGTAAATATCCTCTATGTTTGCTAAATAAGCGGATGCGTTAAGTTTGTCTTGCAACAGATGTGAACAGTATTTTAATTTCTTAACTAATACTGCGTGGTCATATTCAGGGTTCTTAAACAAAATCATCAATGCTCTTGCAAAAGATACTCTTGCCCACCCTTTGTAGTATGGCTTAATTTTTAAAATCTTCTCTGCGTTCTTTTCTGCTAACGGAAGATTGGCTACCTTAAAATTACCTGCCTTAAAATTATCTCTCATAGGTGTGTTTGCTGAAGTAACATTTAACAGTAAGCACATTGACAGTTCTAATGACAACCTGTATTTATTCATAAAAGCATTACAGGTCAGATAGTCCACATAATTCCTCTCACAAAACATATGTAACGAATCATTAATGGCCCAATTCTTTGAACTATTGTTCAGCCGTTGAACATCTGTTATATCAGTCCCACTAACAATTTGATAGTAGATAGGTAGCTGTAATTCTTTTGCTGCTTCAAACCTATGTTGACCGTCAACAATTTCTATTCTTTCATTAACGGTTATTGGCTGCGGAAGGTACTTTTCTTCCATAGACCTTATTAACTTTCTTACATGGCTTTTGCTGACATCCCTGTTTCCTCTCATTCTGTGGAACAATTTGTAATTGTTAGTTTGTAATATTTCACCTCTTGTTTCTCTTCCTAAAAAACTCATACGTTACTCCTTTGATTAAAATTAAACTCTGGTTTCCTCTTATAGCGAGGTGGCTCTTTATCGTCTTGCACGAAACCCATAAACTCTTGAGCTAAAGGTATGTACCAGTCGATAAATTCTTGGTCGTATTGTACCAACTCCGTATGAAATTCATCTGGAGTCCACACAACAAAATGTGCTGCAACTGCGTTTTTATATCCGTTTGCTTGTGCTACTAACATCTGTATCTGCATCTGAACCCAGTACCTATCAGGTATAGTGGGATAAATTTTTTGGGTGTACGGACACTTGGCCTCAACCACAGCTCCATTAAGAAACGCATCACTTGTAGCTCCCACAGGTAAATCAGGATGTACCAAGAGCTTATTACTGCTCTCACATATATCATTCATATGAACCTCAAAGGCTTGTATTGCATCTTCCTCATGGTCATTCCCCCACTGGGTCATGATATTTCCAGAGAAGGGTTCCTCACGGAATGTCTTTTCACGCCATAGCTTTTTTCTATCATAGACAGCCGACCATGCTTGGCTGGCTGTTACGATGTTGTGGCGTCTGTTATCCTTAAGATGCTCGGAGGTCATTAGCGAAATCCCTTAATTGAGCTTTTAATGCAGAAGGTAACTGATGGTATGCACCCTTCAACTCACCATTATCATGTGCCTCTTTTAACACTAGCTTGGCGTTATCAATCTCGTCTTTGGATGCAGGCTTGTTTTCTTCGGCGTTATCTTTTGAGTCTGCGTCTTTGGTATCATCCAGAAGGAAAATGCCACAACAGGCGTACTTCCGAGCATAGGAACTGGATGCTCCGTAGGACTGGGCTACATCCATACCTTTGCGATTTAGATTAACACCTGCTTGAGCTTTAACGCTAATAGCATTTTCACCAACCTGAAATACCGCAGTTGATTCAATGTAAATATTATCACCAACACTCTTAACTTCATCGGTGATTAAAAGAAGAGCATTATGTTTAGCCAGTAAAGGCTTAACCGCCTCCAATATATCTTCGCAGTTGCGATATTTATATTTACCAAATGTATTCATTTGGTTCTTGGGTGCTTTTAATTCTTTTTGTATTGCAATTAATTCTTTCATCTAAATCTCCTTTAAAATTTTAGTAAATGAATACCCAGTTTCTATTTTTGTGTAAAGTACAACTGCGGTGAATGAAAATACCGCAGCGATAGAAGCATAGAACCAAACCACTAATAAAAATACCAAATCTGATTCAGTCATAATTATTTCCCCCTACAAGCTAATATTAATTCTTCTTTAGCATCTGGATTCATTTGCCCTAAAATTGAATTAGGCCCTTCACTTAAAAGTAGGCTACTAAATTCCTCAATAACAAAGTGCTGATGTGCCTCTTCTTGTGCATTTTCATACTGCTGTTCTAAATAATCGTTATGTAATGAACTCATTTTATTTCTCCTTTGTTTGTATTACACAACCACAATAAAGCATAACAACTAATAAAGCAACACATTATTACAAGTTTATTTAATAAAGATATTGCAAGGAATTTAATTATAGTTTATTGTGTACAGAACTAGTGCAATTACGCATTATTTTAAAAGGAAAAATTATGACATACAATGACGCAATTAAGCTATATGACGGGAGTCGCAGAAAGATGGCAGAACATTTAGGGCTGTCAGTTCAGTCGGTACAGCACTATTCCAGAAACCCTGAAAGGGAATTACCGCCAGCAAGAGTATTTATGATTAAGACGTTGCTTGGATTAACCGATAAACCTGTAACGCCTAGAGTGGTTATTACCGCTAAAGGTGAAATAGTATAAACACCATTACAAAGGAGTAATAATGTTTAAGATTAAAAATTGGGAGGAGTTTCAGCCACCATTAAGAGCAGATAGAAATGTCATCTGGATTAAACTTTACAGAAAAATACTAGATGATTTTAACTGGAGCAATTTAACTGATAGTAATAAAGCAACCCTAATTGAATTGTGGTTATTAGCGTCAGAAAATGAGGGTAATTTACCTGATTCAGAGGAAATATCTTTTCGATTAAGGAAGGATAAGTCTTTTATAAACAAACAGTTGGAACAGTTGTCAGCGTTCGTACTGCGAACCGCTGCCGAACCGTTGCCGAACCGCTGCCGACTCGGCTCCCTAGAGAAGAGTAGAGAAGAGGAGAGTAAGAGTAAGAGAAGAGTAAGAGTAGAGGTGGATAATGGGTTTGATATTTTCTGGAATAACTACCCAAGAAAAGTTGGTAGGGGTAAAGCTGAAGAAGCATGGGAAAAACAAAAACCTAATGTTGACGATGTATTAAAAACTTTAGTATGGCAAAAAGAAAGTAATCAGTGGTTTAAACAGAATGGTGCATTTGTACCAAACCCAAGCACTTACTTAAACCAAAAAAGATGGTTGGATGAAAAAGACGAGGAGGTATCATTTTGAATAACACAGACAAATCACAATTTAAGGAAATGCTAGATACTTTATTTGAGTTATATGGGAAAAGACACGCAGAACAAAATCTATTGAGGGTCTGGTGGCATAAGCTAGGTGGCTATCCTGTTGAGGTCGTGAGTCAGTCTTTTGATAAATGGACTAGCAACTCCAACAAAGCTCCAACACCTTATGATATTATCCTTATATGCAGAAGTCGTAGTCAGGAACTTTTATCTGCAGCCCAGCCAAAATTGGAAAGCAAGCCAATGACTGGTGAAAAAAGACAAGAGGTAAAAAGAAAGATACATGATTTAATGGCAAAGATGACATGGAGAAAAGTATGATTAACTATACGCTTGGAAAGGATAATCTGGATGGCCTTGTTAGGTCATTAAAGGATTTAGATAAGGCAAATCTTTGGACTGTGAAAATAACGCCATACAAATCTACTCGGTCGCTAGACCAGAACGATTACTACTGGAGGTTGGTGACGGAGCTTGCAGACTACTTTGGATTAAAGTCTAAAGATGAGATGCACGAGGTGCTATCATATAAGCTACTGTCTGAAGAAAAACAGATTAAGAACTTAAAGGTAATGACTATTAACAGCACTACCAAATTAAACGTAAAGGAATTTAACGAGTATCTGGAAAAAGTCAAAGAGTTTGCGAGAGGGTATGGGTTTAAATTAAATGAGGAGGATATACCATGAATAGCATTGAAGAGGTTTATGATTTTGTGTGCCACATGAATAATGTAAGTAATATTAAGGTGAATTATCAGAATGACTTAAAAATGGCAGAATGTTTATTTAAACGAATGCAAGTAGTAACATATGAAGAAGAAGTCTAAAACTAAAGATGACAAGCAGTGGCTCAACAAGCTATCAGAGTTTGGCTGCTGCATTTGTCGTAAATACTATGATGAGATTGACCCACCGCCAGCAAACTTACATCACATCCGAGAGGGGATGGGCATGGGCCAGAAGAATAATCACTTCATGGTTATACCACTCTGCCATCATCACCATCAAGGAAAGTCTGGTTTTCATACCAGCCCAAAGACTTGGACTGAAAAGTACGGCAAGGAATCAGAAATGCTTGAGTGGGTATTGGATAATTTATAGGAGATAATTATGATAGCTGAATTTGTATTACTCGTAAGCATGACAGCACCAATAGATAACTTTGAATACAAAGGTCATTTTCTTAACTGCGAACAAGCCAGTTGGTTTGTAGAATTAAACTACCCTAAAGCAACAGCAACTCGATGTATACTGGAAGAGTATACAGCTCTACCCAAAACAATAGAGAAAAGAGTTATCAGGGTACAGAACCCATGCAAGATAAACAGGAGCTGTGATGATAGATAATAAGGAGGAAGGTAATGGGAAAGGGTAGCGGAAGGAGGCCAACAGATGATAAGAAATTTGTTGATAATTTTGATAGGATTTTTAACAACAAAAAGAAAGTGGAGTGGGAAGATGAAATAATAACCGAAGAGCATAACGAATCATTAAAGGAGAAGGACGATGGCAGTATCACCAACCCAGCGAACGCTAAAAAGACTAAAGGATAGCGGTGATTACCCATTAATTGAGGTAGTTGAAAGATGGAACGCGTTTGCGAAAGTCAGAAAAGATTTATTCGGCATTATAGATATTCTTGCTATAGACCATAAAGGAGTTGTCACAGCCCTCCAGGTGACGAGTTATTCTAATGTTGGAGCTAGGGTAAAGAAGATAACAGAAAGTCCCGCCACGCCCTTCCTGCGAGCTGCAGACTGGGTAATTTTGGTAGAAGGTTGGCACAAAAAGGATAACCGATGGAAATCTAGGATTGTTGACCTATCTTAAAAAGAATTGTAAAAAGACTTGCAATTAATATTTATAGGAGCATACTTGTTGTGTAGGATAGTTAACTAGGGGGAAGTAGGGGAAGTTCTAATTGCAGGCTTCCCATACTTTTTTAAACAAAGGAGAAATAAAGATGATTGCACGAAACGAAACATTTACCGCAGTTGTAGAAAATCAAGACGGAGAAGATGTTAAGGTCTTGGTGGAGTATGAATCAAATTGGCAGTCAGCAGAACCAGATGTCGGTTGCTCTGGAGGCTACACTTACACAGTAGTTGGTGCAATTGTTGAGGACACAGGTGCTGATTATAACTATACCCAACAAGAAGCAGAGTGGTGGGAAACTAAAATAAACCAAATAGTTAATTGACCCAACAGAAAAAAGGAGTAAAATCGAGGGTGTTAGGGTGAACTCACTCTAGATTTTTGCCTTAACACTCCTTTGGAATCCCATTTTAATCGGTGGGATTTTTTTTCGTTTACAGGAAACTTATTATGTGGTCAGTTCATTGGTTCGTGGGATGTCATTTTGGCTTTGAGGTATATGAGGCGGATAAAGTAGACAGCACTGAAGCACTGTACGCACACACCACTAAATACTCGTACTTTATTATTGACATAGGATGCCTACGCATACAAAGATGTGAAGCAATTTAATGGATGACACAGATAATGAAAAAAAAGAAGTCAACCAAGAGAAAGACACCACCAAAGCGTTACCTGAACCAGAAAGGCTGAATGAGCCACGCAGATGGCTGGAAGCTATACAGGATTGCGTTTAATGAATAAATTACTAACCATTCCAAAAGAAAAACATATTCATAGAATGAAGAATGGTAGCTTATATAAAATGGCTTTAAGCCAAGATGAAATAGTAAGGCTGATGCAATACCATGAATCAGATTTAATAGGGCTCATTCGTGCTGTTGAGAAAATACATGGCATTGTATGACTACAGAATAATTTAACAACAACAGGGTAACGACCTCGAAAGAGAGTTACAAAACAAAATGAACTTAATACATAAAATCAAAGGCTTATCCAGTCAGCGACTAGGAGCTAGCTAATGACTAAAGAAGAACAATTAAAATTAGCTCAAGAGAAGGCAGCTATTGCTAACAAAGGCAGTAAGCATGGCGCTAAAGGCAAGAGATTGATTAGCGATTCATTAAAACGATTCCTTACTCAAGAAGATTATAAGCAAGCTAACGCTATAGCTATGGCATTGATACGCAAAGCATCAGACGGTGATGTCCATGCAGCAAGAGAAGTATTAGATAGAACAGAAGGCAAGGTTCAGAATGATACTAAAATATCTGGCGACAATGATGCTCCGGTGATTATCCAAGTTATTACAGGCATAGATGATAATGACATGATTGAGTCATTAGATGACGACTAAACAAGTTACTGATTATGTTCCCAGAAAACCTCAACGACTCATTCATAGGTCAGTAAGGGAAAATAGGTTCAGCGTAGTAGTAGCACACAGAAGAATGGGCAAGACAGTTGGTGCTATTAACCAACTCATACACAGTGCGTTAAATTGTGACCTAAAGAATCCACGCTTTGCTTACATCAGCCCTACATATTCACAGGCCAAGAGAATTGCTTGGGACATGCTAACAGAATATACAAGACCACTCGGTGCAGTTAATAACATTGCAGAGTTAAGGTCAGACTTCACTGGTCGAAGGATTAGCTTGTATGGTGCAGACAACATTGATGCCTTACGAGGAATATATCTGGACGGTGTAGTGATTGATGAGTACGCACAGATTAACCCTAGCTTATTTAGTGAGATTATACGACCAGCCATTGCAGACAGAAAAGGATGGGTACTGCTGATAGGAACACCTAAAGGTCGCAACCACTTCGCTACATTACGAGATAAAGCATCACTAGGTAAAGATGGATGGAATCTATTAGAATTTAAGGCCAGTGATACTGGGTTAGTAGACCAGGACGAATTAAACGCAGCACGAAAAGAAATGGGTGAGGACAAATACTCACAAGAGTTTGAGGTTAATTTTCACACTCCAGTAGAGGGTTCTTACTACGGAACACTTATTAATGAACTAGAGTTTAAAGGTCAGATTAGCGACAGTGTGATTCGTGATGACATCTGCAAAACATTTGTTAGCTGGGATTTAGGTATGGGCGACAGCACAGCAATATTTGTTTGCCAGACAGCAGGACAAGAAATACATATCATAGACTTCCTAGAGAATCATGGTCAAGGCCTAGATTATTATGTCAACTGGTTAAGAGATAACCGATACGACACAGCAGAGCAGTTACTGCCACACGACATACAAGTAAGAGAATTAGGGACAGGTAAGTCCAGACTAGAAGTGCTACAGGAAGCAGGATTGAATTGTAGGGTTGTACCAAAGCTGGGTATTGATGATGGCATACAGGCTGTTAGAAGAATACTACCACGCTG